GTGGGGAACGTCGGGGCGACGCCAGCACCGTTCAGCGGCGCGATTTCTCCGTAGCATATCCACCCGGAGTCACCGCCATCCGCCGACAGCGCCGCTGCCTCGAAGTTCATCTGCCCAGCGCCGGGCGCGGCGTTGGACCCCAGGGGCCCGAACACCGCTCCAGCGATGCTGACGACTGCGTTGGCCGCGATCACGGTTGATCCGGAGCCAACGCCCGTCAGGTCGAAGCCGAGCTCCTGTGCAAAGAACTCGACGTCGTAGTCCATCCAGATGGACCCGGCCGGTGTGCGTGCCCCTAGAACCGATGCACCGAGCGCCAAGGGCACCGTGGTAATAATCTCCAAGATGCCCTGTGTGGACAGAGCGGCCTCGCCGTCTCCGTCCGTGTAGCGCAGAGTGATGTTCTCCGGGTCCACGTCCAAACTGACCGTGTCCGAAACGCGAAAGATCGCGCTATCTGGGTAGGCATCCCCGTGTTGCACCTCTGACGAGCCGACAACGGTGGTTACGCCTTCGGTATCGTTACGCACGTACGCGAGCAACTGGCCGGGAACGAGGTTGGTCACCACTGGTGTGTAGTGAATCACCATCTGCCTGACGTTGTTCTGCTCGTACATGCGCGACTGAGCTTGAAGGCGGCCTCCGAGCGCTCCTGGGGCAAGGACCACCATCAGAAGACGGCGGCCTGTGCCGAGTGCAGCGTTTCGCATCTGGACCGGGTCGACATATTGGCGCCCGACACACCTCACCACCGGACCGCGCTCATCTTGGAAATGGTATTCCGTATGATGCGCGGTTGGCAGCTCGGTAGTCGTGGCGCCGTCGGGACCCCGGACTATGCGCGGCTTGTCCTCCTGCGAGAACGCCACGCGTGGACCCTTGCCGTACACAAGCGGAATCTTTCCGAGCTTGCGGCGCATGCCTCCAGACACCTGGTAGACCTGCACAACCGACTTGGGGTGCTCCGCGAGGAGCGTCAGATGGCGCCCAAGAGCTCCACGATGGACGGGCCCCACTTGATCGCCTGCGCGAGTACTGTGTCCAGCCAACTTTCCACCTGCGTCAGATCTTCCTTGTCCTCCTTGTCC